GGCATGGAAGGCTCTGAGACAGGCTCAGTTACAACGTGAGCCGCTGTGTCGCATGTGCCGAGAAAACAATATTTTGACACCGGCCACTGTTTGCGATCATATTGAACCCCATCGCGGTGACGTAAGAAAGTTTTGGCTAGGCCCGTTCCAGAGTCTGTGCGCAGATTGTCATAACTCCGATAAGGCGTTAATCGAATCTGGGAAAGATCCGCGACCTTATATTGGATTAGATGGCTGGCCGACATAATGTTGTACGCGCGCGTGATTATAAATATTAATCAACTTTTAAAATATGATAGGAAATTTAAATGGCCAAGAGAATCAGATCTGACTCCGCACACGCCGCAGTAAAAGCGATGATTAACGCCGCATTGCCAGAAATTGAGCCGCCTAAACACGCTAGGCTGCGGGACTGCGATAAGCCGTTCTGGTCTGACATCGTTAACTCCCGTGCTAGAGATGAGTGGTCTAATACTGATCTTATTGTGGCAGTTCAGTTGGCACGTTGTCAATGTGATATTGAGACTGAGGCTGTGGTGCTGGAAACCGAAGGCTCGGTGATCGTCAACCAGAAGGGCACCCAGATAATGAACCCGCGCCATTCGGTGCTAGAGCAGATGGCCCGCCGGGAACTGGCGCTTATGCGCACACTGGGTCTGACTGGGTTCACCGCCAAGTCAAATCAGCGGGATGTGGCCGACGCACGGAAGATGCAGCGTCAGGCGTCGCGCACCAAGGCTGAGTTGGACGACGAAGAATTGCTGGCGTCTTAATGGCTAAGAAGCTGACTCGCGGTCAAAAAGTAATTGCCTTCATTGAGACTTTCTGTCGTGTGCCTGAAGGGGAGCACGTTGGGAAGGCAATTATTCTTGACCCGTTTCAGAAGAAGTTTATTCTCGATGTATATGATAACCCTCACGTTACACGGCGGGCTTTTTTATCTATTGCGCGAAAGAATGGTAAGACTGCATTAATTGCCGGTATATTACTTGCGCATATATGTGGGCCAGAGGCAGTATTAAATACTCAGATTATATCTGGCGCGCTTAGCAGAGATCAGGCGTCAGTAGTATTTGCGCTGGCGTGTAAGATGATTCAATTAAATGAGCGATTAACTACACTGGTGAAGATTATACCTTCCAGTAAAAAGTTAATTGGATTAACTCGCAATGTTGAATACCGCGCATTATCAGCAGACGGTCGCACAGCACACGGGCTGTCGCCGGTACTGGCGATCTTAGACGAGACTGGGCAGGTTCGCGGCCCGCAGTCTGACTTTATTGACGCTATTACGACAGCCCAGGGCGCGCACAAGAACCCATTATTAATTTGCATCAGCACACAAGCGCCAAACGATAATGATTTATTATCTATTTGGTTGGATGATGCAAAGAGCAGTAAAGATCCTAGAATAGTTTGCCATTTATATGAGGCAGATAAAGACGCCGATATAATGGATCGTGACGCTTGGGCTAAAGCCAACCCTGCAATGGGAAAGTTTCGCAGTTTAAAGGATGTAGAAGAGCAGGCTGAGCGCGCATTAAGGATGCCGTCGTTTGAGCCGACGTTCAGAAACCTGGTGTTAAATCAGCGCGTTGAAATGTCTGCGCCGTTTATATCCAAGGGCGTTTGGTTATTAAATAGTTCCGCTGCTGATGAGTCGGTATTCTACGAGCAGCCAGTATATGTTGGGCTTGACCTGTCGGCTAAGAACGACTTGACCGCCATGTGCATTATTGCCAACAAAGAAAACGTATGGCATGTGAAGCCAGTGTTCTGGACGCCGGAAAAAGGATTGCGTGACCGAGCCAAGCGGGACAGAGCGCCTTATGACATCTGGGCTGAGCAGGGATTTATTAGAGCCATTAGTGGCGCATCGATTGATTATGAGTATGTCGCCCGCGACATGGCAGACATATTAGACGGTATGTTAGTGCAGGCAATTGCATTTGATCGCTGGCGTTTTGATTTATTACGCAAAGAATTAAACGAATTGGGATTAGAATTGCCACTGATTCCTTTTGGTCAGGGGTTTAGAGATATGGCACCTGCCATTGACAGTCTTGAGACTATTCTGTTAAATGAACAGATGGCGCATTCTGCACATCCAGTATTAACGATGTGCATGGCTAATGCCAAGATTGAGAAGGATGCGGCAGGCAATAGAAAGTTGAATAAGCAGAAAACCACAGGCCGTATTGATGGCGCAGTCGCATTGGCAATGGCTGTTGGTGTAACACCTCAACTCTTAGAGGAAGGGGACTTTGATGGCTTTTTGTCTAATCCGGTGGCGCTAAAATGAATGTATTCTACTCTTTCTCTAATTGGATCATGGGCGGTTTGCGCAGATCCAAAGGTGTTCAGTATTCAACCCCATCTAGTTATCCACAAGAAACAGCATCAACCGTTACCTATGACAGTGCTATGCAACTGTCAGCAGTTTGGGCCTGCGTAAAGCTACTGTCCGAAACTGTCGCATCTCTGCCTATTACGTTCTACAAAAAGACAGAAAACGGACGAATTAAGTACGAAACTCACGCATTAACTACGCTTTTTGGTGGAAAAGTAAACAGATACCAGACAAAAGTAGAGTTTTTTGAGACTGTTTTACTGAATCTTGTGGTCAATGGCAACGCTTATTGCGTGATTGAGCGCTCGAATGGGCGCATTGTCAGTCTGCTGCCGATCATGTCTGCTCAGGTTGAGCCGATGTTATTAGATGACGGCTCGATGGTGTACAACTACACGACTGATGGCGGGATGGCGGTTTTCGGTGCTGAGAACATCTGGCACTTAAAGTTAATGGGCAACGGCACTGTCGGAATGTCGCCACTGGCGTATCAGCGCAACAGTTTAGGCATTGCGCAGGCAGCAGAAGGCGCAGTCACCAAGATTTATAAGAATGGTGCCAAGCCAAGTGGCGTTATATCTATTGACCGCATTCTGACGCCGGCGCAACGTGACCAGGTTCGGGCCAGCTTTACGAACCTGACCACTACAACGGATGACCGCCTGATGGTATTAGAGGGTGGCATGAAGTTTGAGGGCATTAGCTTATCGCCACAGGACATCGAGTTGCTGTCGTCGCGCAAGTTCCAGATTGCAGAGATCTGCCGCTGGTACGGAGTGCCTAGCGTCATGGTTAACGATGCCAACGGCACGTCAGTCTGGGGCAGCGGCATTGAGCAAGTGATGCAAGGGTTCTACAAAATGACGCTTCGACCGGTCTTGGAAAAGATTGAGGCGTCTATCCTGGTGAACTTACTGTCGCCGTCTGAGCGCAGCCGAATGGAAGTGGAGTTTGACTTTGATGCGCTGCTTCGAGCCGACTCCAAGTCTAGGTTTGATTCGTATCGTATTGCAATTGCATCTGGTGTGATGACGCCTAACGAAGCCAGAGCCGCTGAGCACTTAGAGGCCAAAGAAGGTGGCGACGAGTTACTCATCCAAGGCGCAATGATGCCGATTAATATGCTTGGGCAGCAGCCGGTAAATAATCAACCGGTTGACCAAAGTAATAATGTGGATGAAACTATTGTTTAATATTTATACGGCAGGATAGAAAATGGAAACTAAACGACTTGAAGTTGGCGCGCTTGACTTAAAGTTTACTGGCAATGAAATGACTTTTGCCGGTTACGCCTCTGTCTTTGGCGGGGTTGACGCCTACGGTGACACCATTGACCCCCAGGCGTATAAGAACACGCTGGAGAACCGGTCGCGGCCAGTTCGGATGCGCTGGAATCACTTTGGCCCGGTCATTGGCAAATGGAACAAGATTGAGTCTGATAGCAAAGGGTTGTATGTGGAGGGCGAACTGACTCCCGGCCACTCGACCGCACAGGATGTATACGCCTCGATGAAGCACGGCGCCATTGATGGCATGTCTATCGGGTATTACGCAAAGAAAAGTGAGGAACTTAATGACAAAGGCCGACTTCTTAAAGAAATTGAATTGGTTGAGATCAGCATTGTCGAAGAACCTGCGGATCTTGCTGCAAAAATTAACGATGTTAAGGCAGCGCTAGATCACTGCCAGTCATTGAAGGAAATTGAGGCTGTACTGCGCGAGGCAGGCGGGTTCTCGAAAGCTGATGCGCTTTCTCTGGTGGGGCGCATTAAGCGTTTGGCTCTTGGTGAGCAAGATGCTGAAGAAAAAGCCAAGCGAGAAATCGCCGAACTATTCCAGATCAACATTTAACTTACCCAAAGGAAATATCATGGAACTGAAAGAAATCGTCGAAGCCGGACTCAAGGCTAACGAAGCAAAGCTGCAAGCAGCTATTGAGAAGTTTGAAGGTCAACTGTCGGAAAAGGGCAAGGTTGACTCCGAGACAAAAGCCGAAGTTAAGGTTCTGTCCGAAGAGTTCAAGTCTTTGGCCGGCTCTGTTACCGAACTGGCTCAGAAGCATAGCCAGATGGTGCAGGCACCTGCCAAGCCCCTGTCGGCTGCTGAAGAGTTTGTGCGCTCAGAGCAGTACAAGCGCCTGGTTAGCGGTGATGTGCAGCGCGCCCGTATGGAACTGAAGAACACAGTTACTTCTGGCTCGACCACTGTATTCCCCGACCAGAAGCCTGATGTCATTCCTGGCAACTTCCTGCCGCTGACCGTCCGTGCGGTGCTGGGTTCGGTGCCTGTTTCGACCAACATGGTTAACTCACTGCGTGAAGCCTCTTGGGTTTCGAGCGCTGCTGAAGTTGCCCAGGGCGTTGCTAAGAACCAGTCGGACATCACGTTTGAGCAGTACAACGTGCCAATTGAGACTGTTGCTCACTGGATCAAGATCTCGAACCAGTTGCTGGCTGACGCCCCTGCTGTTGTGGCCTTCATCGAGACACGTCTGCGCGATGGTCTTGCTCAGCGTATCGATGCCCAGTTACTTAACGGTAACGGCAACTCGCCCAACATCTCTGGTCTGACCGACTCTGGCAACTTTGTTGCTTATACGCCTTCCAGCGATGACACGCTGACCGACGCCATCAACCGTGCTAAGTACGCACTGTGGGCAACTGGCAATATGCCTGACGTCGTGATCGTTAACCCGGCTGACTGGGGTACACAAGAGCGTATTCGTGAGTCTGCCAATACTGGCACATACCTCTACGGCGCTCCTGGCGCAGTTGCTGGCATGAACCCGTTTGGTGTTCAGGTTGTTGTGTCTAACAACATGACTCCGGGCAAGTTCCTGATTGGTGCTCTGCGCAATTCGGCAATGGTTTATGACCGTTCAGGTGCTGTTGTTGAGATGGGTTATGTGAACGATGACTTCACCAAGAACGTAATCACCATCCGCGCTGAAGAGCGCCTTGGTCTTGGCGTTGAGCGTCCACAGGCTATCCTGTACGGCGATTTCACCACGACTTGATGTTGTAATACAGAGCGGGGAACTTCGGTTCCCTGCTTTTTTGGGGATACAAATGAAAATTGTAGTGACCACAGATAAGCCATTGCGCACACTGAAGTACAACGTGCTGCCTCGCAATATACCCATTGAGATTGATGACAGACTGGCGATGTTTTATATCACCCGTGGCGAAGCCATTCGATATGAGACTAAGGAAGCCATTGACCGCCCCTCAAAGGCCGTTGGCGAGGAGCCACCGTTGTCTGCATTGCCAGCGG